AAGGGTTCGTAATAATTTGCGTTGCACCACTTACTAAATTTGTATATTTTAAATCTACTAAAACCCCAGCACCTAAAAAACCCATTAAACCAGCACGTTGCGATTCGGTTGTTGATGGTGTATGTGTACTTTGATAATGATAGTAATATGTGCCTTGTGGTAATGAAGCCGTTTGATCCGTTGTAAATTCTAAACTTGTTAATTGTGGGTTAGCACCTTCCGAATAATATCCGTAGCCATCCATACAATAGTAAGTTGTAGTATCTAACAAAGTATAGTTTCCAGATGTTGTTTCTTTGTATCGCTTTAAATCAAGCTTAACCATTTGGTTGTAATTGTTAGCAGCAACACCAGTAGAAACTCCCGAACCAATTGCCGTTTGTCTTGTAGTAAATTTTAAATATTCCCTTGTGTAAGGTGAAACATCGTAATACATCTTTAAATTGTTAGATGCTGGTATAAGCTTCTGAATAGTGTATTGTGGGTTTGTTGGTACACTTGTACCCGAATAGTAATAAAATAGTTCAAGCTTTGAACCTACAACCGAAGATTCGTCTACTTCTATAATGTATGGTGAACGTGCAAATATTTTATTCATTATGTAGTTTTTAAGTTTTCTTCTATTATTGAAACAAGTAAATTTTCCATATCTAAACCGTACTTTTCTATTAGTTCGTTTGGTAGTTTTTCAAAAGCACTATTAAATGGTTTGGTAAAAAACATACTTGGTTTTATTCCGTGATGAAAAACGCTTCTTGCAATTAAAAAGTTTAACGACTTTCGTTTTAATAACCTACCTTTTTTATCTCGTGGTGCTAAACCTTTTCTTATTGTCCACTTGTCAAATACTTTGCTTGGTGGCATCTTACTTTTGTAGCTAAAGTTAGAAAGTGACTTACCACTTTTTACACCTCTTACACCTTGATCCTGAAACCATCCGTAATTATCTAATTGAAAAAATACACGAATAGAATTTGGCATAATTTTTACTTCGCCTTTTATACTGTCGCTTAAATTACCACTTGCGTTTTTATTAGTTCTTTGCAAATTATCTTTTGCAGCTTGTACTACTCGTTGTTCAAACTCTTGCAATGCTTCCAATAAAAAGTTAGTTTCAGACATCGCAAACGGTCATTACGTTGGGTGTGTTTATATTTACGGTCATAGTCCAACCAGCAAGTTTGTTTTCGAACCTATCTACAAATATTTCTAAATTAGGTGTGCCGTCTACTTGGTAATTGTCATCGTATAAATTACCACGTCTTAATTTTTCGTAAAGTCTATTAAGAATATTTAGTTGTGTGTTTAGTACATCTTGTTCGTTGTCGTTGCCTCTAAACTTGTCAGCAGTTTCGTCTTTTGATACGTCTACAACATCCATACTTAAAATGCTAATATTGTATTGTATCACATTATCAACAAAGGTTGCACTATTTACTATTATGTGGCATAGTGGAAATATAGTTTGCTTTGATAAATCAACGTCAAAGATGTCACCACTTGATACGGTGTTAACTAACGCATCGTTGTTTAGTTCGGTTTGTAGCTTGGTTAGAATTTCGTAGTACATTATTTTATTTTATTTAGTTGTCGCTGCATTTCACTATGTTCAATATCTCTTTTTTGCTTTTCAAAAGTAAGCCACACAAAGCAGTCGTGTAATGGTAGTTTGGTGACATTTCGAAAGTTTTCAAGTTTTCCTTCAGCGATTGCATATATGCTTTGATACCATCCCCATTGTTTCCCAAATTGAGTTCTTGCTGAAAAGTCGTCATCATTTCCTTGCTCGTCATCTGCACTTCTAAATATTGAATTGTACTGTTCAGCAATTCGCTTGTTAAAACGCAAAAAAAAACTTTAGCAGCAAGTGCTACACCAAGTGGTGCAAATTTCATTACTTCGGCATAGTTAGCAGAACTTTCGTATTCTTCTATTAAGTATTTGTCTTTCTTCTTTTCAATTACTGGTCGATATAAAACCGCCATTGCTTTGTGTAGAGTATCAATAGATTTTAAATTAGTTTCTAAATCTATGTATTCACCAAAAGTAATATCTTCTAAATTTGGAATAAAGCCAAACTCATAATCGTTAAGTGTAAATGTTCTTTGAAACTTTGGTTGTTCTTTAAATACTTTTGATAAGTGTATTGTGATGTCTTGAACATCTTGCCACTTTACTTGTAGAACATCACGTAGTCTTAAACCACAAAATATTTCTACCATCTTTTGGCATAAAAATTCTTCGTCATTCGTCTTTTCGTAGGTTGCCATAAACTTTTGGTAGCTACCTAATGGTATTTCGTTTATGTCGGTTGGTAGTAAAATTTCAGCTTCCATATCTATATAACTATTTTTTGTGTTTTTGTATTACCTAATGTGGTAAGTGCCATAATTCTTATTGCTTAAGTTTTCCATTTCGTGATAACGTAAAGCATCTATTAAATGGTCTTGCCCACCTTTAGGTTTGTTTAATTGTTTACCAGTCTTGTCCGTGTCCCAAACATAACCCCTTAATTCTTTTATTAAATTTAAGCTTGAAGATGTAACTAAATATTCTTGGTTTTGCATAAGTTGAATACCGAATAAAATACTATCCTTGCCTTTTGTACAACCTTTTATTTGATAACCAAGCCTTCTTATTTCTTCTATACTTTTTGGTTCAGCACTATCCGCAATTACTAATTCGTGTTTTGGTAGCTTCTTTGCTATCTCGGCATTCACTAATTTATTTTGGTAGCATATTTCGTGTACTATTCTTTTGCCGTTCCATAAGTGAATAGAACAAATTGCCGTTGGATCTGCGGAATAACCAAAGTCAAGCCCATAGCCAATTAGTTTAGCATCGCTTGGCACTTCATCTATTTGCTTCCAATTGTCAAACACTACACCTTGCAAGTTACCGATTTCACCAAGTCCATAAACTGACCACCAGTTTTTCCAGTATGCAGATGTCTTTGCTTTTTCCTTTGCCTTTTCTATTTCGAAGATTATGTTTTCATCAAGTGCTTCGTTATCTAAATAGTTAAGCTTTAAAAATTGTGCGTTGCTATCTTGCTTTAGTTCGTGTGCCCAAAATTCATTAGATGGGTTAAAGTCTAAATATACTTCGTCTTTTGTTCGTATAGCAAGTTCGTTGTACATTTCAAAAGTTACATTGTTACATTCGTTTATATATAGTATATCACGCCTTGCACCACGTAATCTGGAACTATCGTCAGCAGAAAAGAACTCTATAAATGATCCATTAGTAAATTGATATTTTAACAAACTCCTGTTGAAAAGTTGTTCACGGTATCGGTTTAAACCTTTAAGTAGTTTTATGCAGTCACGTATGCAACCACGTCTTAAGTGTGGTATTGATTCACTTACTACGCTTATTTCAAGGTTTGGTAATTTAATTGCTTTGTCTATTAACAATATTAAAATGGAAATAGTCTTACCAGCAGATGTGCCACCTTGAATTATTTTGATTCGTTTTTCTAACCTACTTATCTTGTTTACTGCCGTTGTTCTTTGAAACATCTATGTCGGGAAATATTGGTTGCTCAAATATTGTTTGGTCAATTTGTTGTATAGGCGCACCATATCCACTATCCATTAAAGCTTTGTATGCATTTACATCACCTTTCTTTGCTTTTTTAATTAGTGCTAAAGTGATTGCATCTTCTTGACTTAAAAATTCATCTTCTCCAGTTATAGGGTTCTTAAACTTTTGATTAGTTTCTAACCAAAGCTTTGCTATCGTGCTTCTATTTTTTGAACCTTTTGGTCTTCCGTTAGGGTTTCCGCTTTCGCCTTTTTTCCAAGCTGGTCTTAAATTTTCTTCATTTGCCATTTGTTCGGTATTTTTTCGGTGTACCTATATAACTACTTTTTATCGTTTTCGTATTCCTTGTAAACACTTCTTAAACGATCCACCATATCACGAACACAACTTGCACAACTACTTGGTGTGCTTCTTTTATTAAAGACACGGTTGTATATTTCTCGTAGGTGTTGTTGTTCGGTTGGTGCTACCGTGTTACGTTCTTTGCTAAACCAATCTTTTAACGTTTCGTATTCGTCTTCTTGTAGGCATTGAATGTTTGGGTTGTAACTGAACAATTGATTTAAACGTATGCGTCTTTCTTCACACCCACAGTCTTCACCAGCTACAAACTTAACAAGCTTATCTATACCAGTTGCTTTAGTTACTTTTGCGATTGAGTCACCAAGACCTTCGCTTTTCTTTTTTGTTGTTTTCTTTTTTGCCATTATTATTTATTTAATTTTTGTTCAATTTTTTTTTGAATTTTTGTTATGTCAGATTCTTTTAAAGTACCCGACCAAATAAGTTCTAAATCTTCTTTATTAAAACCACATATTTTAGTTTTTACTTTTGTTTTTTTCTTTTTCATATAATTTTAATTTATAAATAATATACATTAATAAAAATATAGCACTAATGCTAAAGAT